CCCCATCCGTGGTAGCAGGCGCGGAATGGCCTTGCCGCTACTACCTCTGCGCCCAGCTTGGCACGGGACTTCCAGCTTGAGGTGCTGGTGCCTGTGGTTGCTGGTATCCTGCTTGTGCTGCTGGCGTTGATTGCATTGGCGCTGACGCGGTAGCAATGAACCCCTTTTGATCTGGCGTTAACGCAGCCATCAATTGATTTTGATCGCTATACCCGTTGGTGCCTTTCTTAATGCCAATCTTGGCACAAATCTCCATAGCGTTCAAGTCAAACACGCCAGAGATATTTCTGCGCTGTTGGGCTTCGTCCGACATATCGCTGGCCTTTAGATTGTTTGCACTTTCCACAATCTGACGCAGTGTTCGCAGACCAATTTCTTTAGCCAACGGCATACCGCTCTTGCCCATTTTGTTGCCATCAACAAATATTTTAGACCAGAACTTACGTCTGTCGAACTCACCGCCGATGCAAGTAAATTCTAGTTCCATCCACTTTGCAGCGGAACTTTGTGATTGCTTAAACCACTGGCCCTGACCAAACTCAGGCAGTTCAATATCGCCGCTTTTAACAACGATAACTGCACGACTGACTGCGCCGTTTGGAATGAGTGAAAACTCACGGTTGCCGCCATCATCTGCTGGTGTTTCATTAAGATTAAACATTTTTATTTCCTTCGCTTTGCTGCGTTTCTGGTTTTACAAAATCCAACGGTTTCCCATTTGCTGAAAGTTGTGAACTCATTTTGTCGATAAGTTTACCCAAGTGTGGTTCCTCAAGTGTAGCCAATCGACCAGACCTATCCTTGGCAGGATAGCCCCATTCATTCAATGGCTGACAGATAAATGCGCGGTACGGCCCATTTTCACCTGTTAGAATAGCCATTGTAATTACTTCATCAACAATTCCGGGCAATTCGCGCCCTGTCTTGCTGCCTTCAATCTGCAAGCTGTATTGCTTGCGGCTGTAATCATCTGTGGTTTCGTCTAAGATGCCCACAAAGATTACATTCTTTTCGCGTATATGCTGCAAGTGAGTTAGCCACTGCATCATTTCACGACCATGCAAGCCATATGCTGCACGGGTATCCAGTTTACCTGTGCGGTCAGACCGCGACTCTGGTTGTTGCTGGCACCATGAAAAGCACAAGCGCCCTGCTACTGTGATTGAGTCCACAAACAGCGTGTCATACTTTGCTACTAGCGCAGTTGGATCACCCTCTTCTGCACACAGAAAATCATAGTGTGCTTGGCTGTATGGCTGATCTTCTGCCAGTGACGGGTTTGGCCCACCAAGATAGCATGCAAGATCACGACACTCAGGCCATGACTGCGGACGCATCACATCAATGGGATGCCCTTCGATTGCTGAGTCACCAGCTTCTAGGTCAACGAACAATGTGCGTTCGCCCAGAGTTCTAGCGAGTGTGGTTTTACCCACACCGCTTTGACCACAGATCACAATCTTGTGACCTTTCTTTTCAGATAACCGTTGATCGGCTGTGATAATTTGAAAACCCATTACTTGTCCTCGACTTCTACTGTAAAGCGTCCGACTTCTGTAGTACGGGCGGCTTCTAGTGTTGCTTTGATTGCGGGTGGAGCGGTTGTGTACTTGCGCTCTTCCACAGCGTAGGTCAGCTTTGCGTAGTGCTGTGCATTCTCAGGCGTCATGCTGTTGAATGTGTCACGCAATACGTCTTGATCCCAAGTGACCTTTTTACCAACGTTGACTTTCATAGCTACATTGCCCTCGACAATGTGCGCAGTACCAAAGTCTTTACCGTCTGCCCGTAGCGCATCACGCGCCAATGGCAGAAATAAATCTGATAGTTGATCGTCTACGTTTTTGAGTTCGGCACGAAGGTCAGTGATTACTGACTTGAGTTCGTCGCGCCGCTCAAACAGTTCCATACTGTTCATGCGTATATTCCTTCTTTGCTACAAGTTCCCAATACCTAGCAAGTGCTGGCATACGTGTCAACTATTTTTTTTGGTTAAATATATTTCAATGCCTAAACAAGCCTTCATCAGCTTCTTTTTTAGTTTAAATTCAGGGGTTTCCACGCCTTTTGCATCTTCAACAATTTGTTCCCACACGCCATCTTTGTTCTCGCGTTCGTATCTAAAGTCGGCAACATAGGCGCATATCTTCTGGTCATTAACGATCAGATTGAACCTGACTTGCAGTTCCAAGTTTCTGACCGTGCCAGCCCGTTCTAGTGCGTGTAGATATAAATAGCGTTCTGATTCCCACTTTGAATCGAACTTGATGTTGTGAACCACAACTTTCTTATTACCGTACTTGGGCCTTGACCCAAATCTTCTGGGATTATATGGTCTTTGTGACGCCATGTTTGGGAAAGGAACCTTTATGCCAAATCCAAAAGAATACAAGTCTGTTGGCCTTACAACAGAGGCATACGATAAATTGAAATATGTTGCAGCGCAAGAGGATCGACCATTGGGGCGTCAGCTTTCAAGGCTGATCGACGTTGCTTACATGCAGATACAGAACGCCAAGCGTGGTTATAGACCCGCCAGCACAGGCGGCATTGGTTCTGCATCTACTGTCATGGAACTTGAAGACTAAAGCAGACCTGCGCTTCCCAAACCGCCAAGTAAAGTAGCCGCCGCCGCAGGGTTTTGGGCGGCTCTTTCTCGTAGACTAGGTTGCTGTCCCGGTATCATTTGTTGTTCAGGCAAACTTCCCGGCTGCACATCTGGAACACTTGTTCGGGTTTGTGGCTTTGGAGCCGGGGTATTCATTTTTTCCATTTGATTGCCCAGCAAGGCAGTGGCTTGGTTTGTAGCTGTGGTTATTCCTTCATCAATGGTCTGCGGAATACCTTGCACTATCACACCGCGAAACGCATCTGCCATAAGCTCACCAGCTATTTGTCTTCTGGTTCTCAGGTCTGCCCCAGCACCTTGTTTTTTGTATTTCTTTAGAAAAGAACTGTAAAATGGACCTGATGAAAACACCCGACCCACAACACTTAAACGCGCTATAGTTCCAAGGTTTTCCAACGGGTTAGCTGCAATGTTCGCAGCCACAAGATCACCACCACTGGCTGATTCGCCTAGCAGCTTCATAATCTTGCCAAACTGTTTCATATCTGCGGCGGTATCTGGGCCATATATTTCTATCAGCTTGGCTTCGTTTTTAGCCAACCTATCACCAAATTTTGCAAATTGATTTTTGTCTGTCAGAAAAGTTTTGTCAAAGTCACCGATCAAATCATCCATGTACTTTGTTTGGATTCTGGCTATTTGTGCTGCGCCATCAGGTCTAGCGCGAAGAACATTAAACAAACCTTTAACATCTTCTGCTCTCATCGCACTGTCTGATATAAAGTTTGCGGCTTCAGTATCAGTTAAGTTGCCGTCCGCTAACTTTTTGTTAATTGTGTTTCTTTGGAACGTAGCCAATTCACTTGATTTTTTCCTTAAATCTTTGAGCAAACCTATAGCTGGCAGATCAGCACCAGCGTCTGTAAAGTTTTTAATTACACTTTCGTCTATGTTTTTTAAAGACAACACGTTTAATTGTTCGGCTAATCTTCTGACTTCATCAGCATTAGCGCCAAACAATTCGTCCGCAGTAGAACCCAAGGCATCTACTTTTTCTTTAAACCTGCTGGCTGAAAACTTGCCTGAAGTGGTGTTCATAGATTTGTTCAGGTTTGTGCGCAGCCATTGCGCAGCTATTTGTTCCCTGATTGGTGCAAACGTACCTGCCCCGATATTAGCATCTATAGCTTCACCAGCTTCTTTTAATAGCTTTGCGTTGTCGTTACGAACAAGACTGTTCATTAATCCTGCTGGATTAATTACGTCATCATTACGAACCGCGTTAATTAAGTCTTTTTTACTAACAGCATCATTTATTTTTTCAAATAATTTATTGCCATCTTTGTAAAAATCACGCGCATCTCCTAAATCTCTTGACGCTTGTTTTAATAAATCTTTTTGTGCGCGGGTATAACCCGGCATAAATCTGCCATTCGGACCTCTTTGCAGTGCATTAACAGCACGGTCAACACTTGCTCCACCTAATAGATTGTCCAGTTGGTACATATAATTTTTCTCTACAGTACCTACGGTGTCAGAACTAATATTACTCATATGAACATCACGTAAGTTTTTTCTAGCTCTGTATATTTGCGAAAAAGAAGCGTTGTCACCTAACGCTGCTATTTTTAAGAGCGCGTCTTTTGCTACAGCTTGCTTCGTACCGGGACTTACAGCTACAAAATCATCAGCATTTATACGTGCAGCATCTGCAAGTGCTTTTGTATTAAATATCTTATCTGTGCCAACAACATCTTTAATTGACGCATCAATGTTTCTAAATTTTACTTTTGTAGCATCATCAAATGATTTGTATGATTGTTTAAATATGTTGAACAGGTTTTGATCTATGTTTACGTCTTTGGTTGCAGCCCGACCTAGATTGTTCGCAATATTTTCCATGTGATTCAAAAGTTGTTTTTCACTGTTTTTGGCAGCTACAGATAACGCATTGTTTCCAGACTCAGCGGCGCTTCTTAATGATTCAGCTACTGCCTGAATATCCACATCACCACCATCGCCAGTGCCGCGTAACCAACTTAAATCTTCCATAATATTCTGGTGATTCTGGCGGAGCCGCACAGATGTTCCTAGAGCTTTTTCTGATATGGCCTGTTGTCTTCCAACTAAACTTGGCGCACCAATGGCGTTCAATGACGCCATATATCCTTTGCCTTCTGCTCGACTCCCCCCGCCGCCCTTAAAAGTCGAAGCAGCCATAATGTCTTCAATTTTTTCTTCTGGAAGTTTGGCACCAACTCTACCTGTGCCTGTCGCGACTCTAAATACTTTGGCTATGCCTGCACCTAAACCTTCAAACGTACCAGCTATTAACGCTTCCTTGCCAATGTCCTTTAGTATCTCGCCCGACTCTTGCGCCTGTACGCCCTGCAAGCTCTCTGTGCCTTCCTCTATGGCCTTACCGCCACCACCCCCAAGCGCAGCACCAATGATGCCACCTATGGGTCCACCCACAGCCGTACCAGCTATAGCGCCAGTAACACCACCGCCTATGACTGTGCCAAGTCCAGTAAGATCGGAAAAGTCGTTTTTGCTGAACCCGGTTTCGTCTACAAGAACAGGCTTGTCAGTTTCTAACCCGAACACTTGTGCGCCTTGTGGTGTAAGCGCAAGTCTGCCCCGGCTATCTCTGGTGTATTGGTCTTCGGTTAGGCCAAAGCCTTCACGTAATACTTTCTCTTCGTCTTCAGGCGTATCTGCCCGACCCAACATACGCCGCAGCTTACCGTCCTGAATACCTGTCGTGGTATCAAAACCAACGTCAAAGCCCTTAGACTTTGTTTCGTATTCGGCAATAGCTTCTTTAGGCAAATATGCCTTGGTGTTAAATTTTATGTCATCAAGTTTAAAAGTTTCTTGAGCAGTCGGTCTTTCTCCTGCAATGGTAACATCTATCGGCCCGTACTTCGTTTCTACTGTTACAATACCCATGTCAGAGCCTTATCCAGTTTCGTTCAGTTTAGGTATAGCTGTTAAATCAAGGGCATATCTACTACCATCAGTAGTGGCTACAGGACTTGATGAACTTATGCCAATACCAGAAAGCAATTTTTGTGTACGGTTATAATCAGTTTCGGTTTGAAACCAATCTCTTTCTGTCATGTTAGAAAGCGGCGCTTGCAATGTACTTTTTTTGGCTGAAAAGTAATCCATCATTGTATCAATAGCCAACTTCGCTTTTTCAGGGGATGCCATAAACCCAACTTCGCCAAATGATGCAAACAAAGTAGTTAAATCTAAATTTGACACTTGGCTTTCTTGAAGTATTAGTTTTTTAAATGCGTTAATAGTTGCCTGTTGATATACTTGAAATTGTTCTGCTTCGGAAACACCATCTTCCCCAAACGCAGCTTTAGGGTCTGCTAAACCTAATTTTACAGAAAATGTTTTTATACTGTCCATAAGTTTAGCGGTTAATGGCCCTTCAGGTCTATTTGCAAGTGCTGTTAAAGCATCTTGCATGTTAACAACATATTCTTGACCTTCAGTGTATTTTTTATAAGCGTCTGTAATTTTTCCAGCATCAGCAGCACCGTTAACAAATACTGGTCTTTCTCCATATTCGTCATCTTTAAATGTACCTGTTGCTATTGTTATATCGCCTGCGCCAATTTTGAACTTTTCTTTGTTTTCTAATTTGCCAACTTTCCCGCCACCTTCAATTCTTTTTTGTTCTATAATAGAACGTTGCTTCATAACCTCTAGATTCCAAGCGTTATTGTGCGCTCTAACTTCTTTTGCAAATGCTGCGGCTGACGCTTCACCAGCCTGTATTCTGCCAAGCGCGTACTTACCCGCTGCCGCAGACGCGGCTTTAGCTTCTGACGCAGCTTTAGCCACATAAGGCATGGCTTTCTCGCCAGCTTCGCCCACTGCGCTTAACATCTTGCCAACGTTAAATCCTTTACCTGCACGGTTTTTCATCATGGACAAACCCATAGCCATTAACGCTTGGCTGTTGTCAGGCTTACCGCTTATGTCAATTCCAGTAGCGTCTGCAAATTCTTGTTTGTATTTTTCCAACATATCTTCGCGGCTTTCGGCCTTGGGCTGTTCCTTGCCTTCAGCTACATTACCATCAGCCATTGCCTGCATAAATAAATCCACAGTAGGCTCTTCACCGCTGTAGTCGCCCATAGGGTCATTTTTTGCAGCTTCTTTTTTTGCTTTCATATCTAAAACTTGATTAAAAGCGTCACGCTCACCAATTTGTTCGTTAGTTGAACCTCGACCTTTACCACCTTTGGCGGCGATAGCGTCTATTGTTTCTTGTAGTTGCCGCGCGTTCTCAGCTTGGTATTCTACATCTAAACCACTAGCCATAGGGTTGACCAAAGGCGTACCCATGCCAGCAAATTCTCCTGCTTGTGTATTTTCTGCGGCTTGAGCCTGTTTTACTGCTTGTTCGGCTAATGCGCTTTCTCTCGCTGACCTTTCTTGGGGAGTAATCGGCATTGAAGACTCGTCTAAAAATTCTTGTCCGCCAGCTAAACCTTTATCAAAGAACTCACCGCCACGCCTGTAAAATTCATCTGACCGCAAATTTGAATCTGTTGCAAAATCCTCATAACCTCTAATTCCAGCTAAAAGTCCTGCATAATCATTTATTCCGCCTCTTAGGTAATTTAATGCACCCCTTCCATATCCACCAAGAGTATCAGAAAATTTTTCACCAAACGCAACATCTGCCCTAGCTTCTGCTGCTGCTTTTCTTCTCGCTTCTACTTCATTTTGTGCGCCTAAAATGCCAGCCATATCAAAGCCCTCAAGTACGTTGTTGGTTAATACCCGAAAGGGCTGTGTACGCGCCTACGCCAGAAACAAATGGGTTGGTTCCCG